TGGCAATATGATCAAAATTATAGTTTGCTCCGCCGCTGCCCCCTGTCTTGGCATCCAGCCGCTCGATCTCATCAAACCCGGCCAGGCTGCGCTTGGCCTTGTCGGCCTGCTTGGAGGTGGATCCGGCGGCGCTGCCAACGGCATTGATCCCCTTGGCGGTCTGCTTCATGCTGGAGATGCTTTTCCCGGTCAGGAGAGAAAGCAGACGAAGAAAGCCGTTGATCAGAGAGGTGAGAAGGTTCAGCAACCCGATAATCGCAGGGGAAAGCGCGGAAGCCAGCCCTGCGGCAGCAGTGGCTGCGGCACCCTTTAACTTGCCAAGCGCGGTGCTTACCCCGTTTGTTTTGGCAATCGTGGTTCCCATCACGTTTACCACGGAGCGCAGGGCGGAGGAGATCAGGTTAAATACCAGTGCCCCCGACACAATACCTGCAAGTCTACGGCCAAGCTGCCCCACAGCCTTGGAGGTCCGCGCAACGGCAGTCGCGGCAATCTGGGCTTTCCCCGCCATCGTTGTGGATTTGCCTGCGGTGGCTGTGGATTTACCCGACGCAGCCATAGCCATGGCCGCCTGTTCCCGCACGGCACGCTGCTCGGCGGCCTGGGCGGCCTTATCCTGTGCGGCAACGGCCTTTTGCGTTTCCGCCACAATGAGCTCCGCGTGCTGCGTGGCGGTTTCGTTCATGGTTCCATAGGCTTTGTTCTGGCGTGCCTCAATTTTGGCATACGCTTTTTCGATACCCGCGGCCTGCTTGTTGAAGTACGCCTGCATCGAATCTTCGCCGTTCAGGTACTGTGCCAGGCTGCTTTGGCGGGTTACCGTCTGCTCTTCGGTCGCCAGCTGTGCGGCCAACGCCGCGTGCTGGTCCTGCAGACCGGCAAGCGCGCTTTCCTGTTCGGTATACTTTGCCGTCAGGCCGGGAATGGACTGCTGCAGCTTGTCCAGCGCACCCTGAAGCTCCGACGCTTTGGCCGCGTCGCTGGCAAAATGCTGGCCCACAAACTCCTGTGCTTTCAGGTTTGCTGTCTCCGGGGTGAGCAATGGATTCCGCTGCTTCTCGATCTCGGCGCGGCGTTTTACAAAGCTGTCCAGCTGTTCGTTCACGTTTTCCAGCTCTGCCGCCGTGGATTCCGCCTTGCTCTGGGCATCGGAAAGCTCTTTCCCAAGCGCCAGATGCTTGCTGTTTGCGGTATTGATCTGCCTGTCCAGCGCAGCAACCTGCTGGGCGGTGCTCTTGGCCTTGGCCTGCAGCTCTTTCAGCTCGGCATAGGCGCCTTTATTGTTGATTCTGGTATCCAGAATGATCGACCCATCAGCCAAAAATTACACCCCCAGACTTTTGAAAAATTCTTCTTCCGCGCTGGTCAGCTTGTGTTTGGGCAGGGTGACCAGATCGGGATTGTTGCGCACAAATTCCTGCTCGGCTTTGTCCAGCTTTTTGCCGTGCAGGCGCTTATTGCGGATGGAGATGACCTGCGCAAACTGGCCGTCCCCGATGCAGCCAAATGCCCCGATGAACTCCCACCAGTGCAGGTAGGCGCAGCGGCGGCAGCTGTAGCCCAGAACTTTGTCCACTGCCGGTGCCATGATGGCGGCGTCGGTGTCCCAGTCCACAAGGGCGGGCTTTGGCACGGCGGCTTCCACCGGCTTGCCGCAGTTGATAAACACCATGGCCGCCTGGGCTGCTGCACTCAGGTCCGGCAGGCGCTTCCAATCCGGGTACAGGATCTCCAGGCAGGCAAGGGTCTGTTCCTGCGGGCTCAGCTCCGGGTCACGCAGGGCGGAGATGGCATCCAGCACGGCGCGGTAGTCGCTGCGGATGGCAAACTTCTGCCCGCATACCGTCACGCTGGTGGGCAGCTTCCAGCCGCTCACTGCTGCTCCGGGGCCAGCCCGGCGGTGCTGCCCTGGTAGGCGTCCGCGTGCCTGGCAATGCGGGCCGCGCTGGCCTTGGCGGCGGCTTCCACCGCCTGGGTCAGCATCGGGGTGACGGCATCCAACACGGCTTCGGCCACCAGGCTGCCGTCCTCGCAGAAAGCCAGGCTGGATACCCCGGCAAAGAATACATCCGATACCGGCGTGCCGAAGATGTAATCAAACCAGTGGCGCACCTGCCTGTCCCACTCCACCAGATCCTCGGGGCCGGTCACGGGCGCGGCCGTAATTTCGGCAATCTTGGCGCGGGCTTCCTCCATGCGGCCGGCCAGGCCGATGTCAGAGGGGTTGAAGCGGATGGTGCCGATCAGGGTGCCGTCCGCATCCTTGACGTCATAGCTTTTTAAGCCGCGGTCAATGTTCAGCTCCATTGTTTATTCCTCCGTGAAGGTGGGCACGCCGGCCGCAATGGTGCAGGTGCCCAGCGTTTTGTTGTTGGACAGGTGTACGTTCATCGGCATGCCGACGTAATCGGAGCCGCCCAGGCTCTGGGGCACGATGGTGCAGCCGGTGTGCTTTTCCGCCGTGAAGGAGCCGGAAGCAGCCCCCAGGAAGCAGTGGACGTGCAGCACATCGAACATGCTCAGCTCGCTTACGGCGTTGCGGCGCTCAATGTCCAGCAGCTTGGCGCTCAGCTTCTGGCCGCCGCGGATGGTGCAGGGGTCCAGGTCAAGCTCCGGCTTTGCGGCGCTCACGTTCACGTCCGTAATGCCCAGGATGTCGGTCACGGTGTCGGTGTCGTGGTTGTATTCCACGCTTGCGTCCTCAACGCCGCGGCCCAGCAGTTCCCAGGTCTCAGTACCGGAACCGCCGACGTTCACAAAGATCATGTCCAGTTTGCGGTCAGCTTTTTGGCCGGCGGTCAGGTTGATAGCAGCTTCTGCCATGGTTATTCCTCCTCAAGATAGAGTTTGATTTGTAATTGATAGCGGGCCGCGTTGGCATCCGCCCCGGTGGGCACACCGGCGTTGGATGCCGTGATTTTGGTCACGCGGTACCCGCTGACAGCGGGGTAGTTGTGGGTGCGCTCCTGCCCGCGGATCCAGGCGGAGAGCGCGGCGAAAAAATCAGCAGCGTCCAGGTTGGGCTTTAGCTCCCGCCCAAATGGCAGCTGCGCCACAAAGGTCAGATTGTATTCGGCCAGGTCATACCCCAGCACGTCGGTGCGGTGGCTCTCGCTGGCCGTGCGCAGGGTGTATTCGGTCGGCTCTGCGCCCAGGTAGTTGGCGTTGAACAGGTCCTGCCTGTTGATCAGGGGGCACTGTGCACGCATCCAGGCGCGGGTGGCATCCAGTACGTTCATTTTCCGGGTCTTCCTCCTGCCAGGGCGGCGGCTTCGCGGATGACGTCATCCTTGTGTTCGGCCATGGCCCGCTCAAACCAATAAGCGCCCCGGTCCGGCGCGCCGTTGTAGGTCAGCGGGCGGCCGGTGGGGTACTTGTGGGGCGGGCTGAAAAAGCCTGCCAGTTCTCCGCCCTCAAAGATGGGGATGTTGGGGCCGTACACCTCGCCATAGTACAGGTAGCGCGCATAGGGCGTGGCGTACACGATCATGCCGTCCCCGATGGCGCTTGCCGTGATGGCGCTGTGCTTGAGGGTGCCGGTTCGGAATGGCACCTTGGGGTCACAATAGCGGATCACCGCTTCGTCCACCGCCTTCTGCACCCTCCCGCCCGGTGTCAGCCCCCGTTTTTCCAGGGCATCAGAAAGGGCGGAAAGGTCAAGGCGGGCATCATATTTCAGTCCCATCAGCTTGCCTCCACATACCAGTGCGGCGCGGGGTGGCCGCGGTTGTCATGCACGTCCAGCACGGTGGCGGTCACGGTGCCGCAGGTGATCGTGTCGCCGGGGGCAATGTCCAGCCCAGCGGGGGCGGCGCTTTCCGGGATGCGGCATTTGTACACCCGCGCCGCGTGCAGGCCGGTGGAATCCACGGCGGACTTTGCCTGCCCGTACCAGCTCACGCCGGTCAGGGTGGTTTCTTCTTTCACGTCCCGGTCGGCATCGCCGTCATAGTGCAGGTGGGTCAGGGTCACGGTCTGGTCACAGCCGTACAAGGGCCGCACCTCCCCCATCCCGGCCCGCATAGCGCAGCGGATGGCTGCGCGGCAGGTAAATATCCGCGGCCGCCTGCATGTCTGCCGTGTACTGTGCGGTCAGGACGGCAGTATTCAGCGTTTCGCTGTAGCCGTCTGTGTTAAAGGATGCCAGGCCGGGGCGGCTGCGCTCATCGGCCTTGGCGGCCTGGTAGCGGGCGGCAACATCCGCCAGCGCGCAAGCCGCCAGCTTTACGGTATCATCCACCGGCGCGCCGCACTTCAGGCGGCCAAATGTGATGCTGTCCAGATAAGCGCAGGCTTCCCGCACGGCGGGCATCCACTGCCCCTGGGTGGTGATCAGAGTGCCGCAGTAGGTGCCCTGATAGTCGGTAAAATCAGCATACATGGCAGCCCCCTTACTTGGATGCAGGCAGGGTGACGGCAACCGGTACGGCGGC